TTAGAATCGTAGCTGATTACGTCGGCAATAACAGGCGCACCCTTTTCACCGCTCAGAGTTTCCCATTTAAGGGACATTTTTTGTTTGATTCCGAAAAAGTTAGGAAAATATACAGGTTTTACGGTTCTAGCGCTTAAACGTGCTTCCATGTTTTTGGAATTCACTTGTTTGATTAAACTTCTTTCCACTTTTTGTTTATTTTAAAGGGTTTGACTTACACAAAACGAATGTTCAACTTGGCCTTAATGGCTTCGTCAATAGGATACGGCATAACCGATTCGATAACGGTACCATTGGCAAGCAATCCACTCTGTTGATTGGCAACAGTAGTATCTACTTTGTTCATGGTAATAGCTTCAGGAGTGTACTTGTAAGCAGCACTTCCAGCAGCAGCAGCAGCGTTGGCCAACACTAAAATACTGTCTTTAGCAGCAGCAGTTAGCGTTGCATCAACAGTGATAATGTCTTTTGTAGCATCAGTTTTAACGATGGCAGTAATCGTAGCAGCAACTTTGGCAAGTCCCGAAGGAGTAACCACATCACCAACTACAAATAAATGGCCTTTTAATACTGGATAATCTGTCGCGGTAGCACCGGCAGCAGCCTGCATTTTTGCAGTTTTTACAACATGATAAAGACCATTGGCATCTTTACCCACAACAACAAGAGGAGGAAGCTCATCAACTACCGATTTTACGTCAGCGCGAGCAATGGTACCACCGCCTGTAACATCTTCAAGGATTGACTCAATCCCCGGAGCATACTGAAATTCAGTTTCTTTTTTTCTGTACATGATTTTTTAAAATTAAAATTATTTACCTAGTCCCAAATCTACAGTTCCGACGGCAACAGTGCTATCGCTGTTCATTATTTTACCCCATTCCTCAACTGACTTTTCGCCAGCAGGTTTTCCGGTTGGTTGTACGTAATGATCGCCCACCATGTCAACCATTAGCGACTGTACAAACTCAGTATGATCAGTTACCTGAGCAGTAATAGCAGCATCCAAATCTTCGGCATCCAAATCCACCTTTCCGGCAACGCGGTCGATATACTTAGCTTCAACCTTTCCGGCTAGTTTAGCTTTCACACTTTCCAATTTCTGAGCATTGGTAGATGTCTTTACAACTCCGGTAACAATTCCGGTAAGTGCTGCAATGTCGGCAGTTTGTTTTTCAAGGAGTGCTTTTAATGCTGGATCCATTGTGTCAGTAATTACGGTTTCTACTTTTTTGTCGGGATCCTCAACAGGTTTCCCATCCTTTAGTTTGTGAGTAGCTTCGTACTCGGTGATTGCAGCATCTTTGGCTGCTTTCTCTGCATTGGCTTTGGCCGTTGTTTCGGCTTCCACTACAGCGGGTAATACATTTTCTTTGAAAAGATCGACGAAACTATCAATTCCTTCCTCTTTGTCAATTTTAAAAAGCTTTTGAATGCGTTCAGCATGTTTTTCGTCCACCCCTGCGGTAGTACATGCTGTTTTGATTAGTGCTAGGATTTTCATAATACTTTTTTCTATTAAAATATAGTTGGTAAATTATTTTCATATATAATTCTTATTCTGTTTCTTGAAATACGATTTTTCGACTAGTTTCTCATTGGCCGATAGCCAATCCACTGCATCCTTTGGTATTTCGGTAATCAACTGATTGGATGGTATAGTGTCGCTAAGCAAGAAGTCTGCAAAATCATCGTGTCCCATAAGAATAGGCACAGCAAAACAAATACACCACGAATGCCAACCACTGAATATAAACCCTTTTGGATATTTGCCTTTGAGTGAATCGCAAACCGAACAGGGACCACCATTTCCGGAACGTTTTATTTCAAATCCAAGTACGAAGTCCAGGGTCTTCCACCGCTCACTATCTGCCACCCGATATCCCATGTTTGTTTCGGTAGCTGCTACACGCATTGCATTCTTTTTCGAAGAGCGATAAGTACCAGCACCGGGGTGATAGTCTTTCATTGGTTTACTAGGAATCAAATTTCCGTTTTTATCGCGGATCCTGCGAAAAACTTTGTCGGGTTCGTTGAGGAGTTGTTTTATATCGCGACTAATCGTTTCAGCGCTTTGACCGGTTCCAATACCTGACTGCAAATAAAGCTCTACGTTGCCTTTTGTCTGCTCTGTGATATTCCACACCTTATCAGATAGCGTTAGGCCATTTTCAACCCTATTCTGGAAGCCTGCGAGTGCATCTGCATTGCGGACAAACATCCCATTCTTTGCGGTTTCGGAAAGTGGTATGTTTTGTATGTAGTTTTTGACGAGCGCATCGTTCTTTTCGTCGCTCAAATTCCAGGCTTTTAGAGATCCGTTTTTAATTTCGTTCTCAAGTAGGGTTTTAAATTCTATCAGGCGTTTATCAATCAGGTTCTCAATAGCCGAATTACGTAACCAGACATTATCACGTCCGCTATCTTTCCATTTGCGTAACTCGGGAGCCACCGAGGAAATAAAACGAGTATACAAACCATTAACCCGCTGCTCTTGTGCGAACATGCGGGCTAGGTGTTGTTGGTCGTGTGAGGATAGTAAGGACATAATTATAGGTTTGTACCAATCATTGAACTACGTTGAGCTTCAGCAATAGCTTCGGTTGTAAGTCTTTTAATCTCTTCTACTGCATCCTTTGTAAATGGAGACATGGCAGTGGTTGTTTCTTGCGAGTTTAGCGGTTTGTCTCCGTTAGCCTTTACCAACACCTCAACTAATTCTTTCAAGTCATCTGGCAATATCGAACGGAAACTAACTTTGATATTATTTGTTTCAAGTGCCGTTTTATATTTAGTCTGTGCAACATTGCCAATCAGAGCTTTGATAACCGAAACCGAACGCTGTACAGCTGGTCCGAATATCTCCATTTTTTCAATGGATTTGATATAGGCGTCCATAAACATGAACTTCATTCCTATGCCGGTGATTGCGCCAATATCTTTCAGGTTCTCAAAGCTAATATCAGGGGTCGAGGTACCGGAGTGAATTTCTCCTTTTAGCTCGTCAATTTCTAGCTTAGTACTTTCAATGGATTGCTGCCATACAAGGTAATCAGCATCACCGTGATACTCTTTGCCACTATCAGGGTCAACACTTACCGGATATTCAATTGTTTTACCAACTGTATTCTTTGTTGGTAAGGCCGTATCTCCGTAGCTCTTGAGGATTGGTTCACTAAAATAATCATTGGTATCAATAAGGCGGGAAAGGCGCATTTCAAGTGCATCAAGTGTAGTGGCTATATCTTCCCACTCAGGAGTATCTTGCTCGGCATACACAACAGTAATTTTTCCGACTGGGTTAACCTGTTCTGTGGTTGCCCATTCTCCACCATCTGAAACAGCCGTTATTTCCTTTGTTGCTGTTTGAATCCAAACGTAATCATGTTGCTTTCCATCCTCTCCTTCTGCTTTGTACTTACGTACGAAAGCATCCATATCACCAAATTCGTTACTGTGCTTGTAGAAGTCGCTATTTTCGTAGGAAAGAACACGAACCCCTATCTGTAGCTCTTCTTTACCATTTACGGTTACTTTCTTAGGAAAGAAATGCATTGCGGATTTAGTTTCCACCATGACAGTCCGGGCAAACTGAGAAAGTACTGATTTCATTTTCAGTTGATCAACGAACAAGGTTTTAAAATACTCGCTCGCATCGTTTGAATCACTTACCTCTACCTTCATTTCACCACCAAATAAAAAGGCATTGGCTACACGAACTATTTTCTTTGGGATATTGGTGTGAATCTTAGCAACAAATACAGGTTTAGTTCCAGTCTTAACAGCGTTACCATCTTTATCTTTTTCAGTTTCGGAGAATACGTCAACCTCCTTATTCTCTCGTTTATCTACTGAAGTAGTACGTCGGACACGCTTCCCATTGTACTCTTCTAAGTATGATTTCGGATCGCGCTCGGTTATTTCGCCTCTCGATTGAAAGCTATCAACACAAAGCCTTGAAATAACATCGGCAAAAGGAAGCGCTAGGATATCGTCTATTTTCATGTGAAATTGGTTTATCCTAAAATATAAAAAGGAAGACTTTCATCCTCCTTTTTATCTCGCTAGTCCGACTCCTCTTGCTACTTGGCGGGTTTTCTTTGGTTTATTTTTACCAAGTACATTTTCTAAAACCCAGTATCTAGACGCATCTATTGCATGGTTATCCTCATCTACAGGTTCATTTGTATAATTATCGTCTTTATCTTTTGCCCATGTATAACTGCGAACCTCTCCTAGTAAATTATGTGAACGTTTTGTTATTTTCAAATTCAATTCTAGCATTTTATCAACGCCAGCTTTTACTGACCCTGCAAACTTTTCAACTGCTTTTATGCTTACACCTGAATTTCTTATTTCAGTTATTAAACGAGGATCTGCGCTTTCGCTTATCACTCTATTAGGGTGCTGTTTTAGTACTTTTACAATATCTTTCGTAAGCATATGAGTTTTATAACATAACTCATCTAAATATAAATCCTGATCATATAATCCACAATCAATAATTGCTGTTGGATCGTTCGTAAATCCAAAGTCCATTCCTAATCCACGCTTTTGAACCCAATCTGGAATTTCGTTTACAATTTCATAGCTGGTAAAAATAACACCTTCAGCAAGCTCAGCCCATCTTCCAATTACCGTATGAGCATATTTACTGTTATTGAATTTGTGCTTATCGATACTGCCATCTGGCTTTTTACATTGGTCTAATGATTTTTGTTTAATATCATCTGTTTCCTTTAGAAATGTTTCATTTAAGTTGACAATATTATCAAAATAAGATGTATGAATGTGCAATACATTTGGGTGTGTGCTTATTTGAACATCAACACCATCAATCTCAATAATTTTATGAGTTTTCTCAATATAACGCTTGTAAATAAAATGGTTGATGTCGGGCGGGTTCATTACAATGATAACACGTAATTGAATGCCTTTTTTACGAATAGAAAGCATTAGCTTTTCAAAATCTCTTTCATCTGTCCACTCTTCAGCTTCATCACAAACGAATGTAGTAAGCCCTTGAATAGATTTTAATTTTGCTGTTTGCTTGCCGGAACTTGTTTTGATTCCACGAAAAAGTATTTCGCTTTTTGAAAACTTGTTTACAATCTCAGTCTTATTTACAGTGAAGAAATCAGCCGTATTATCAAGTTCAATTTTTTCTTTGAACTCTGGTACAACAGATAATTCAGCAGATGTCATAGTGAACCTACTGAATAATATTAAATGACCCTCTTCAAATGAAAGACGTTCGAGAAATGTTGATACGTTGAATGACTTTGCACTACCACGACCGCCAGTTAAAAGAGTAATAAATTTATCAGTATTTTCATAAAGAGGTTCGTATGCAGGCTGTACTTCTATCATTTACTGTTTTTCTTTAACCATTTTTTTACAGGAACAGAACCATTAATATCAATATTCCCAACAAGGTTATTGTCAATACGGTTCTTCCAGTTATCAGGATCGCGGTTGCAAAGGGTGAAGATAATTGCAGCTGTATCGGGTTGAAAATGTTTGTCGATAACGGTTTTCTCTTTTTGCTTGTAGATCGGATTTCCATCGTCGTCGAGCTTTCTTGTATCAACCGTGACTGATTTTACTTCCTGAACGGTGTAGCCTTGTATCTTCTTAACGAGACTCTTCTTACACTCAGCAAGAAGAAAATCATTGAATTCTCCCTTGGCCTTTTTAATGGCATCGGAAAATTCGGGCTTCTTTTTAAGCCAATCAAAGTAAGTGTCCTGATTTATACCTACTTGTGTACAAATCTCGGCAATAGTATAGCTATCTGTCTGTATCAACAAACATATTTTTTCTACTATTTCTTTATCGTATTTCCCTTTTCGTGGCATAATTAGGTATTATTATTCATTTTAAAATATAAGAAAGCCTCACATTTCTGCAAGGCTTTACGATTATAAATGGATCAACTTATGACCGCAAAATTCAACTCCTCTTACTTCTTCAGTACCAAACTTAGCATAGATAGTACGCCGTGGCATTTTAGAGAGTGATTGAAATTCGTCGACAGTCATAAACTCTTCTGCACACTCGTGCAATAACTTTGCTTTATCGGCAGTTGGTAAATGCATGAATTGCGTGATAAATTCTTCTGTAAGTGTCGTTACAATAGCGTTTTGCATAAGTGTGCAGTATTAAGAGTGCGTATATTTACTTGTTAGTGGCAAGTGTAAGAAAAACTACCAGCGTATCTCATACGAGGTTGTTTCTTCGTATTTTGTCACCTTGCAATCTAAGTCTCTGTGTTTTGAACTGAAAAATCTAAAAGCAATTGGCATTACTTCTCCATATCCTTCTGTTCTAAAACCATAATAAAAATGACCCTTTTCAGCTCTTGATTTTACATTTTGACACATTAGCTTATAAGCGTATAATATATCTTTTCGCTCTGTTTTTCGGCTATGTGAATTTGCCAATTTTCTAAGTTTTGATTTTGTTATCATTGCTTTTGTTTTACTGTTATTATTTTCATTTCTTTATCCCAGTTTACGTGAAATCGCATTCTTGCTCTTTCTTCGTTATAGGCTTCTATTTCTACAATTCTTGTAGTTCCGTCTGTATGTAAAAATGTTATTTCGTAATTATTCATTGTATTGTAAATTATTAGTTTGACAATAAGAAAGAAACACCAGCCACTAACAAACGCCTATGGTCGGCACTCCGAAAGGGTTGTGTAGTTTGAAAAGTTTGTGCGTTTCGTGCCACCATAGCCTAATCGTTAGCCGTCAGTTTAAAAAAGAGCGCATAAACTGACGGCTTAACTCTAAAACTTTGAAATTCTTTCAAGCAGAATAAGGCTATAAGTCTTCATTGCTTGTAATTGAACTTTCAAAAGTGGTAACTGGTCAACTTCAATTTTTTTGATTTTTTCAGGGTCAAAAATTGTGTTTTCCAATCTCTCAATTTTACCGTTAAGAAGTTGTTGTTCTTCAATAACTCGTGCTTGCCAATTTTCCATTTGATAAATTATTTTTTGTTTTGGTACTCTATTTAAGGTTTTCCCTATCCCTTTGTATTTTCACGAAGAAATATAAACCGAACGGCTAACAATTGGTATGCCCACCTGCCCGCTGTGTGCGTTATCGGTGCTTATTCTCCCGCATTACCTTTGTAGCTTGTCGACGCGTCGACAACCCGCAAGTGGGCAGGATTTGCATACCAGTTGTCCGTTAGCAGTAATCATAAAAAGAGGGTTCATCTCGTGCATGATAGTTTCCATTAAATGATACCGTTTTCATTTTTACTCTGTGTTGTTGTCGAATTAAACCGACATAAGTTCCGATAATATCATTTTTCAAATCGAAAAGCAAACAGCGTTCAGCGTAATTATGAATAATCAAATACAATTCTCCGAGTAGTTCAGATTTTAGCGTGCTGTATATTTTTTCAATTACATTGTTTATTCCTCGTTCTAATGCTCTTTTATTGCCAGTTGAGTAGTACTCTATCAAATGCTTATCGTTTGTTCTTTCAAGTGCCTGTTGTGCCGTGTATGTTCTGTTTTCCCTTGTCCACACCCAGATAAGATTTTCGGGGCGTGTATCAAACTGATCTCCGTTCTTTGAAAATACTTTATCATAATCATTTGGGTTTGGTAGTAGTTTTTGAGCTACAAAACGCTTATATGATACTGTTTTGTTATTCATTTTAAACTCTAAATATCCTCTTTTGCTTAATCGTTTTGGAACTTCTAAAAGTCCTTTATTGCATTTTCGGAATATAATTCCATTTTCGTTTACGATATATTCATATTTTGCCATATTAAAAACAAGCCTTCCACTTGTATGTCGTCTTTCCGATTGTCAATCATTCTGTGGGTGATAAGAATTAGTACGCTTTTTATAGTTGACTTACTTCCTGAACAATAGCAGAATGCTAATTATTAATTAATAAATTGTTTATAAAAAGTTATTGTATTAAGCTCCCTCGCTTGGGTAGCCTACTCTTGCGAGTGTTGCCGGATAACCGTTCAAAGTCGACCGACAAGAAAGAAAATGACTACTGATAACACTCACCTATCATTTCGGCTCAACGTCTCCTAAATCAAAGAGCCGAAAATGATAGCTGCGCCACGTTATGGCTCAGTTGAAAGAAAAATACAGTTACTAGCTTTTACACATCTGAAATTAAATTTACGATACCAATATTTCCAACTAGATCCTGAACCATTTATAAATTCAGAAATCGATTCCTTTCTTGTAAGCCTGAATGTAGATGTTACAATATAACTTCTGTTAGTTGTCGGGTGATTTTTGGCTACTACAACCCAACCATTAGTTTCTTCTTTCATGTAATTATTTTTAGTTTATAGTATCAATTCTCCATTAATTTTTCGCTTTACAACATCCATTATTTTAGAATATTGGTCGTAAAGTTCTTTTATGCTTTCGTCACCATCCCAGTCTTTGAATGCTCCATCCTGGAAGAAGCGAAATTCAAATAGTGCCATTGCTTTCTCACTGAAGCCAAGTTCTAATATAATAGTGCGCAGCTCATGCATTTTTTCAAGTATATATCCTGACCGGTCTGTTTGTTCTTCGCAGCAATCCTCAATTTCAAGCCGTGAGTAATCGACATTGACATCTACCGGAAGAGCTTTGTATTTGCTTTGGTAAGGACTTGTCGGAGAACTGGCGTTTAGCTTTATCATACGCAACACATAGAAATCAAGTTCTGTATATTGACCTTTTTTACTAGCAAACAACTGCTCGAGTTTTGTTTCCGACTTTTTAAGCAGCGATAGCACTACTTCATTTAGCACATCTTCCGACTCGTCAACTATTCCGCAAAGTCCGCAGTGGTACCTGGCATAATCAAGCCATCGCTCGTATCGCTTACTGATATATTTTTCAATTTCTTTGCTTAGCATTTTAAAAAGGTTTATCTGCATTTGTATAACCGTAATCCCAAATTTTCTTGAACCGCTCGTTATGTTCAAAAAGTATCTCACAAGTAGCACCATCGCGATATTTTCCAAGAACTAACTTTCCTCTGTTTTTCCATGACACGCCTTTCGAATCTTCAATGGCCGGATCGTAGTAACTTGGACGGTGAGGAAAAATAACAATATCAGCATCCTGTTCAATGTTTCCTGACTCTCTAAGATCGTCAAGCTTTGGAGTTGTGACTTTCATCCCCTTTGGTGGCCTACTTAGCTGAGCGAGCAGCAGAATCGGTATGTTGAGCTCTTTTGCAAGGCTCTTTAACTGACGAGTGATATATCCAACCTCTAAATCTCGTGTTTGAAACTTCATATTTGTTTCAATAAGTTGTAAATAATCAATCACCATCATTTTCAACTTACCTTGTCTGTGAAGTTTACGAGCAAGCGATTTTATATTGCTTAGATTTTTAATCTTGTCATCGTCAGCAATATTTATTTTAAGATGAATGAGGTCCGAAACACGTGATTCAATTAATGCCCACTCTTGTGTCGTCAACCTACCAGTTTTCAGGCTATCGAAATCAATACCATCGTCCTCGGTAATCATACGCAGGAGCAGCTGTATCTTTGTCATTTCAATGCTCACAAACAAACAATCGTTATCCGTTGAGCCGGCTTCTTTGGCAAAGCTTACAGCAAACTGAGTTTTACCCATTCCCGGACGGCCACCAATAATAACCAAATCAGGAGCCTGCCAACCTCCGTACATTGCTTTGTTCAATCCCCTTAGTCCGGTAGGGATAGCGTTTACAATTCCGGCATTAGCTTTTCGTTGAATTTCTGAGATATAGTCGAGTGTTTCATTCAGTGCATCATTCATAGTACTTGAATCTGACTCAATAGATCCGGTTGTTATTTCAGTGAATGATTTTTCAACGAAATCGATAATGTCAACCACATCAACTTTATCATCAAATGCCATTGTCTGAGCTGTACTACTCATTTCAATTAATTGCCTGGAAATAGATTTCTGCTTAACGATAATTGAGTGATATTGTAAGTGCGCTGCAGAGTTTACTTTGGCAGTGAGTAATGTTATGTAATACGGACCACCAACATCATCAATTTCACCGGTTCTGCGAAGTTCCTCAGTTACCGTATACATATCAATTGGATTGTGTCTGTTTTTCAGATTTAATATAGCTTGAAATAACTTCTGATGTGCAACTTTGTAGAAATCTAATGGTTGAAGATCTATCAATTCAATTGCATCCTTTTCGATCATTACTGCTCCAAGTATAGCCTCTTCCAATTCAGGTGCCTGCGGTGGTAATTTTCCAAATTCATTGGCCGGAATAGGTATATTACTAACCGGTTTCTTTGTATAATTTCGTTTTTCAGCCATTTTTGTTGTTTGTTAGTCGTAAACCTGTTTTTCGGTAGTTTGTGATTTGCATTTTAATTTCAAAGGAAGCCAACTCCCGAAGTGTGACTTTACCTCTAAAATTGAATTTTCTATTTTACCCTTATTTTCCTGCTCAATAAAATACTGATCGATCCAGTAAAGTAAATTTTCATTTGTAATACTTAAATTCTTTGTTAGTCGGTAACAATGCAATTCATCAGATAGAAGTAATTTTTTACACTCTTCTATTGGAATAAAAAAATTGCTTTTTACCTTTTCAAAAATTGGATTTTTTGATGGTGGAATTTCTTCTTTATCGTTACTTTCTTTTACTTTACTTTCTTTTCTTTTCTTTTGTGTACTTTCTGTCGGATTTAATGGGGTTTCTTCCGCCGGAAACCCTTGTTTTTGCTCCGGTAACTCTAAAATCCAATAATCTAGATCATTTTTAGATACCCTTTTTCTTGTTGCTTCCTTCCAACGCTTTTGAATTCCAGTACTTGTAAGCATATTGAACGAATCAAACACGGATTTATCGAAAAATCCCCATTTGACTAACCCAACTATTACTTCAGATACAAGTGAATTTGGTAGATTTGCCTGTTTGGCAATCTTGAATTTGAATGCATCAGAACATTCTGCAAAATATCCGTTACGGTATATCGCACAGAGAACCCTGATTATTATACATTCACCTTTTGCACCAAATTCACTTGATACCGGTATTACTTTTTCATCTTCGAAAATGTCAACATCCATAGGGAAGTATTCAAGTCCTATCTTTATTGGTCGTGCCATTCTTATTTTGTATTAAATTGCGGGTATAAGGCAAGTATTACGTCGCCTACACGTTGTAAGCCGGTTGTAGTATCATTCATAGTCTAAGCTGTTTGTGGCTGTTTGACTCGACTACGTATCTGTTTAAGGTTTCTATTCATTATATCAAGAATACGCTGGTGATATTCACTGTTCGTATTCCTAATGGCACGTGATTGTTCTACCTTAATTGATTTTAAATTTACTTCAATAGTTTCAATTCTTTTATCTCCGATCCTAGCCGATAAAATAAGGCAATTCTTTTTTTTGAAATACTCGTTCGTATATACGCAATGTTTTAATAAGTCTCCTTCAACTTTGAATTCGTCAATTGATTTTAGAGGAATTATTATTATTTCCTTATCTACAAATTGCATATCAAGAAACTGCTGTATAGACTGTTTATATTTTAAGTCCATTTCCGATAACTCTTTTTTACGCTTTTCGAGTCTTTCAAGGGTTTGTCTGTCGTATAAAATTTTGTACTCTGCTTTTAAATTTTTTGGGTAAACAAAATCCTTACCTACTTTTTCTCCAAAATATCTTAGTAGATTTATGTAATCTCGTTGCATTTGTTCGTAATCCATTATTTTACGCTTGCGTCTTACATAGATATCGTGTTCTTTATTCAAATTCTTCGGACATACAAAATGAGCATTATTCAAATCTTTTTTGAAATAAGAAAGCAAATCCAAGTAATCAGTCCAAATTTTTGCATCTTTGACAGTGTACTTGTTTCTTATACATATTTTTATTGAATCCCAATATTTCCCAATCCTATAGTCGTGGTAACCTAAATGTTCTAAAAGTGAGTATTGGTGCGCCTTTAAAAGTGTTTCAGACTTTGGATTTGATGTAATATTATATATTGCCTCAAGTGCTGTTAATCCTCGTAACTTGTAGTTTATGCCAATTTTTTTATATGCTGGCTTAAATACTGAATTTGGATGAAATGCACGTGGATAAACATCATATCTATTAATATCACTTTTATTTCTAATCTCTAAATACCCATTCCATGAATCACAATTGTAGTTAGCAGTATGATTGCATGCAATTACTTCTCGTTTCCCATTAGGAAGAATCCAGTGCTGTAATATTTCAAAAAATGTAAATCGTACTGGTTTGTCTACTTTATGATGTGATCTCAGTTCAAAGTTTCTTATTACCTGAAATTCTCCATAAACTTGCGCGTAGGCAACATAAATGTCCTGACTATAGGTTCTTTTACTTGTTTGTTCAATATCCAGTTTCACTTTACAATGTGGACATATAGCTTTTTTGTATTTTATAAGATCAGTTGGAAACTTTTGTCCGCATTCCATACAAATAACTCGATTTTTAGTACCAAAGCCAACATGTCTCAAACAATCAACCTTAGCCCAGGAAAACACCTTCCCTTCGATATCAGGAAGGTGTTTTGTAAGGTTCATAACCTCAACTTGTAATTTAGTCCTCGCTATCATCTCCAAATAAGCTATTTTGTTGGACACTAGTATCTTTCTTGTGTGAAGGCTTTTTCTTTAGCCCTGCATACGCTTCGTCCTGAAGTTTTTTGATAGCAGCTTTTCGAGCTTCTTCTTTGTCTTCTTCAGTAATTTCAACCGTACGATTTACTACTACCGTAGCTTTCACCGGTGATCCTACTTTTACATTTTCCTCATCGTAGTAGTGAACAGCCATTCCGAATACTTCTTCGTCTGAGAATCCATTACAGCCGCTTGTTTTTACTGTGTTCAAAATGTAGGTGCAGCAGTCAGCTATATTTTTCTTAGGATTTTCAAACTTCGTGGCAAACAGACTATCTGTTTGCGAACGGTTTTCTAAATATGACTGTATGGTTTGTTTGAATGAATTTGATGCTTGTCCCATGATTTTAGTTATTTATTAGCATTGGCATAATAAGTAAAGTCACTCCT